GCCGTACCAGAACCCGGATTCGCCTGGTACCCCGACCCACCGCCTGAACCACCACCGTTCCCATTGACGGGCCCGCCGCCGCCACCTCCGCCGCCCGCGGAGGCGATCGTCAACGCCGATGCAGCACCGCCAGTGTTGCCAGCCGCGTCCGCGGTTGTAATGGCCGCTCCACCGGCACCAATGGTGATGGTGTAGTCACCTTTGGAGACTGTCTGGGTGCTGGTGCGTAGACCTCCGGCCCCACCGCCACCGCCCTCTTCCCTGTGACCAGCGCCGGATCCGCCACCAGCCACGACCAGCACCTCAACATTTGCCGAACCGCTCGTCACCGTGAAAGTGCCCGACGCGGTGAACTTCCACGATTTGTAGCCGGCGTACTCGTTTTCGGTGCCGCCGGTCGCGGCGAACGGCGCGCCGAACAGGCCGCCATTCAGCCAGGTGCTGACAAGCGTCGACGGCCACGCCTGCGGGGTGTGATGTCGCCCCCGCCAGTTGGCGACAGCGGTCGACGGGTTCGTGCGGTCCTGGCGGAACATTGGTCAGGCAGTAATCCGGTTCACGTAGCCGTTGATGACGACGACGTTGGCGGCTGCGGCAAACGCCTTGACGACCAGACTGTTCTGGAGGAGCAGGCCCGGGCAGACCAGCACCCAACCGGCCTCGGTGGCGATGGTGACCTCGATCAGATCATCGGGGGCCGTTGTGCCGCCGTACTCGATGGTCAGCTTCCTGTCCGACGAGTCGGTGTTCATCGCGTACAACCAGATTTCGTCCATGTTCGACGTGCCAGATACGGCGGTGTGAATCGTCGTCCCCGCCGACGCGGTCGCGACGACCTTGATGTTCTTACCGGTCGTGCCGCCGGACAGTAGTTGTTTTCCGTACGTTGCCACAGGGGCCTCCTAGGTGAACACGCTCACAGCGAGCAGCAGATTTGCGGATTGGACATCGGTCGCGGTCGCCGCGGTGGTTTGCGTCGTCGCATCGGAGAACTCGAGGCCGCCCGAATCCAGGACGATCCGGTTGTTCGTCAGATCCATAATCATCGGGAGGATCTCGCCCGTATCACCGGTCATGCCTTCTTTTATGACGGCAACCATCAGGTCGCGTATCAGGTTCTGGTCGGCGCTGGACAACACCTCGCCGGCCGAGAACGCGCCCGGAACGCCGGAAAATGTCTGCTGGGCCATCGTGCCTCCTACGGGGCGAGCTTGTTCGTGTTGAGAATGCCGGAATCGGCCGAATCGAGGATCAGGAAAATAGTGTCTCCCGAGCCGGACGTGCCGTAGCGGATCGTCCAGTCTTTCGGCGTGATGTTCATCGTCACCGACTCGACGCGTAGCACCTGGTTCATGGCTGCGCCGGCCCCGACGGGTTGAAACTCGGCGCGAATGCCGTCGTACACGGTGATCTTCGCAACCTTTTCAGCCTGGGCGTCGGTGAGCGCCAACGGTTTGCACTCGAGGCTCGAGATTCTCAACGCCGGCGTCGAGTGCAGGGAGATGAAATTCTTGCAGGCGTTCAGGACGGCGTCGTCGTCGGCGTTCAACAGGTTGCGGCGCACCAGGGTGCGTATTCCGTAGTTCGGGGTGCCTGACACGGTGTCGGTGAATATCTGGTCGTCGCCGCCGGAACGCTGGTACACGCCGCGGGTGTAGAGCAGCTCGGTGCCGTAGCTCGTAGTGATTTTCGTGAACGGAGGTTCGGTGGTCGACGTGCCGTCACCGGCCCCGAACGTCAAACCGGTAAGGGCCGAATCGGCGTAACGGGCCTTGTAGGTGAGGATGTCGCCGCGGTCGCCTGCGGTGACGGACGCGCCGCCGGCGGAACCGTGGCGGACGAAGATTGCGCCATCCTCGGATTGTGACAGCCGCTCCGTGTAGGTCGTCGTGTTCAGCTTGGCGACGTCGGCGGCAGCCATCGTGATGATCGACGTGTCGATGTCGCGCGTCGTCGGCGTGTTCGTCGACGGGGTGCCGGGTTGCGCCGGATAGGCGACGCCGGCGTTGTCGAGTACGGCTGCGAACCGTACCGATCCGACCTCCTCGGAGAACGAGACTTCGGTCAGCTCTGTGCGGGCCAGGAGCGACATGCCGTCCAGGGCTTTGACGATTACGACACTGTCCTTCGAGTTCGGGTACAGGGTGTCTACGTCCTCGATGCGGCCCCGGAACAGGGTCGTGACGACGCCCGGCGAGTTGATCGACGTCATCACCCGCACCTCAGAGTTCAGCCACTGGGCGTCGCCGTACGTGCCACCCGCCAGAGGGCCGTACGTGTTGGTCTGGTTGTTGAGGGTGATCGTGCATGATCCGGCCCGGAACGAATCGGTGACCCTCAAGCGGCCGTACGTGATTCGGATCGAGCGGACATCGGCTGTGACGGTTCGGCGCGAACCGTCGAGGAACAGCTCGACGGTGTGCGTAGCGGTCGCCACGTCAGGTCGCCGACATCTGCCAATGCGGCGGCATCGGCCCGTTCTCCTGCACGGCTTTGCCCAACGCGTCCCACACGACCTCCGCGACGTCGAGAGCCGGCGCGACGATCGTCACGTTGATCGCGCCGCCGCGCTGCCCAGGGCCGCCGGCCGATCCGAAACGCTCCAGCTCGCCCGCAGCGCTGCCCGCGGCAGCAGCCCCGACAAGGGCGAGTCCTGGACCGGTCCCGGTGATGTCCTCTTCGGTGAACGCGGCGATGCGGGCCGCTTCTGCCGCGGACGCCGCGACAGCTTCCAAAGCCGCAGCGAGGGCGGCGTCGATAGCAGCCAAAGCCAGATCGTTGATGCTGTCGCCACCAGGCAGGAACGCGGACGGGGCGGCGGCGGCGGCAGCGGCGGCGGCAAGCTCCTCGGCGTCGCCGCGGTCGAAATCTGGGTCGTCGCGTCCGCCCATACCAGCGCCTGGGGCCGGGGCGGGCGCTCCATCGTCGTCGCCGAATGGGTCGAGCATGTCCAGAGCGATACCGAACGCCACCCCGATCGGGTTCAGGAACCCGGTGATTAGCGCCAGGGTGATCCCGGCGAGGCCCTTCACGAAACCGGAGAGGAGAGTCTGCCCCATGAGGAGGCCGCCGGCCTCCCAGGTCGGGTCCTCGAAGAAGTCTGTGATCGCGGGCATGACCACGTCGACGAGGTGCGTCACGAGCGCCGTGAACGCCGGCAGGAGCATCGTGCCGATCACGATTTGCATTTCTTCCCATTGGCCGGCGAGCTGCTTCGACACGTTCGTTGCCGAATCCGATGTGCGGGTGAAGTCGCCCATCGCGATCGCGCCCTTTTCGAGGATGAGGGCGTAGGCGGCCTGCGATTTGATCGCCGGGGTGAGTGCATCCTTCGTGTTCTCGACGAGGCCCATTGCGAGGGCCTTCGTTTTGATCGTTGCGGCGTCGAGGAGGATGCCGAGCTTGCGGAGCGGTTCGGCTTCGCCGATGAGGCCGGCACGCAGCGCCGTGAGGGCCGTTTCGACCGATACGTCGTGCAGGGACGACAGGTCACCGGCGAGGCCGGTGAGCGTCGTCGCCATCGACGCGGATGCTTCCTCCGACATGCCCATTGCGTCGCCGAGGCTGGCGAACACGCCTGTCGCTTGCAGCGCGGCCAGGTTCGTGACGCCGAAACTCTCCAGCGACGTCTCCGCGAACTGTTCGACCGCTTTCGACGATTCGCCCAGGAGGAGCTGGTTTTTGCTCAGGGCCTCCTCCATCGCGGCGGCCTTGTCGATCATCGGCTTGAGCGCCACAGCGGCACCGATGGCGACACCAGCGAGGGCACCGAAGCCGATGCCGGCCGTGCGCGTCGCGCGCATCATCTTGCTCGACATCAATTCCGAACCCTTGGAAACGCGCTTGAACGACCGCTCGAGGTTCTTCGTGCGACCGACGAAGTTGACGGTGAGGGTCCGGGTTGGGGATGCCATTACCTCGCCACCTTTCTCAATACCTTGTCGATCTGGTCGGTGTATTCCTTCTTGATCCAGCTATGGAGGCGGTGGATCGTCGGGAACAGGACGAAACCGCCGCGCTTAGCCATCGGAAACTGGCGGGTGCGTGGCCCTCGGCGTTTCGCACCGAACTCGACACCCGTCACGAGCTCGCCGGCGGCCGGCCGATTCTTGCGACGCGACACCGCTGCCTTCCTCGCCCCGCCGATCTTCACCTTCGGGACGGTGCCCTGGACGGCCCGCAGCGACGGAAGGATCGTCGCGTACTGCTGTGCGTGAAACACGACTCTGGCGCGCTTCTTCATTTCGGCGACGACCTTGTCGGCAATCGCCTTGTTGCCCTGCTTGATTGCCTTCTTCGTTTCAGCGGGGGCGAAACGCAGCTCGCGGAGGAACTCGTCCATGCCGAACATTTCGACGGCGACCATCGTCGTGTTACTTGACGTGCGTCGAGCCATTACCGTCTGCGCCTCGCCTTCTCGGTCGCTTTCTCCTGCTCGTCCCCCTGGTACTCGAGGACGCGCCACACGGCGTTCAGCACCTCAGGTGGGCACTCGAGGAGCTGCATGGGTCCGATCCCTGTCCGCACCGCTAACGCGGCGACCTGGACGGTCAGGGAGTCCCAGCCAAAGGGATTTCGTCGTCGTCCTCGCCGACGGCTTCGATGTCCTCGAGGCCGTCTAGCCAGCCGTCGAACGGTTTGACCGACCCGCCGTTGTTCTGCGCTTCGCGCCATGCCGCCTGGTGGGCGAGCCATGCGATGTGCTCCACCTTCACCTCGGCCATCGCCTTGCCGATCCCGACGCCCCATTTGCGCTCGAAGGCGACGATGACGGCCGGGCCGGCGGTCAGGACGGATTCGGTGCCGTCGTGCAGCACACGCAGCGTGATCTTCATTGAGTTCTTCATGGTGCCCCCCTCGGTGCTTAGCTGGTTGCTCGGGTGATCGCCCCGGATACGGGCCAGGACACCGACGCGGTGCTTAGCGAACCCACCTCGGCGTTGATCGGTGTGAGCGACGTGACGAGGGCGGACCCGGCGTACGACGGGTTGGTCGCGCTGACCGACGCGCTGGTCGGCTTGAACACGAACGCGGTGAGGGTGCCGGCCAGGCCGTTGAGCGTCGCGTCGACCTCTGAGGCCGCAAAATCTAAATTAAATGTGATATTGAGCGTTCCGCGGCCGATGCCGCCGATCAGCGTTTCCACCGAATCGCCGAAAGCCGTCGTGGTGACTGAGTCGTATTCGATGTCCAGCGAGGCCGCTGTCATCCTGTCGGAGAGGTCGACCCCGCCAATTGTTAAGGTGGCACTCGCGCCACCGATTAGTTCAGCCATTGTTCAGCCCTCCTGTGGGCGCTTGCCGCCGGTCAGGTGACCGCCGTCGATTAGACGCTGAGCGTCCTCATCCGACATGTCGGACGAGAAAGTCGAGCCTGGTTCGTGCCCGTGCACGGCATGGTTGCCGCAAACGGTGTACTCGTACTTCTGCTTTTTCGCCATTAGGCGTACACCTCCAGGGTGAAGTTGGCTCCCAGGTAGTCGGTTTCGTTCGCGGAAATCAGGCCGTACTCGCCCATCTGCGTCAGCTGGCAC